CAACCATGTCACTTGCTTCACGCCCCATCTCCATTGCCTTCTTGACCATGTTGTAGGACTTGGCAGCGGCACCAAGCAAAGCCGTGACGGTAACTGGCTCCATTCTTTAATTAGGCTCAACAGGCCAGACTACGTTAGTCGGGAATCCTGCTTGTTGAGGTATATCCCGTAGTGATTGGCGATAAGTAGCCCATGCTGCTTTATCTACTGGCGCGTCTGCTACTTGAGTCCAATCTGATTCGGCAAGAAGTTTGTCCCGCTTTGTACGAATTTGTCTTGAGAATACAATGTTTTCCAGTTCTTCCTGAGTGTGCTTCATTACACTACCCTCACTTTCAAGTTGTTGGCAGCCAGAGCAGTTATCCTGACTTTATCCGTTGCGGGGAAATCAAAGTCGTAATCCGTACCTAGTATTGCACCTTCGTTCAATGTGTTGGCATCGTAGTTAATAGACACACCGTCTGACGAAGGCACTGTAGTCCCTGATGTCAGGTTGAAGATAATTGCCAAATCCAGATCATTACCAAGAGTAAAGTGGTTGGCATCTGTGACGGCTTCCAGCTGAGTCTTGTTCATTTGGTTTATGTAAATGTATTGAATAGAATTATATTGATAGATGGTAGTATCGCCGCTAGAGGTAATATAAAAATTTAATCCAGAGTTAGCAAAAGTCCCGCCAAAAGCCACAGAAGATTGAGAAGAATAAGAAAAACTTATTGAAGAGTAAGATGCGGTAGAAACATCAAATCCTGTAGTCAAAGTGTATTGATACCAAGAGTTAGTAGTGTTATCCATAATAAACATCTTTGTCCCATCAGAATTAAAGCGCATCGCATATGGTTGAATTGCTTGTGATGCAACACTAAAAGAAACAGAATCATATGAAGCACTAGAAACATCATATGCACTAGATAATGTATAACTGTGGACATTATCTGATGAGTAGCCAACTACAAACATTTTTGTGCCATCTGAGTTAAAGGCTAATGCTGACGGGCTTGCTTCTTGGGAGGCTACAGAAAAACTATTTGACGAATATGATGCTGTAGACAAATCCCAAGCACTAGACACGTTGTATTCATATACAGTATCGGTTGTATAACCACAAATATAAAACTTAGTTCCATCGCTTTTCCACACTAACTCCAAAGCATTTATTTCTTGCGAAGACAAACTAAATGACACTGAATCATAACTTGCTGTTGAAACATCATAAGCCGTAGATAATGTATACTGATATATGTTGTCTGCTGTTCTTCCTATAATATACATTTTAAGTCCATCGCTCTTAAACGCTATTCCTGTTATTGACCCAGCCTCATTACTAGCGTCAAAACTTTTGTTGGCATAAGATGCATTTGCTAAATAAAAACCAACATTATCAACAGCACCTTCCATAGCCTCAGCCAACGTAGCTAACTCTGTGTTAGTCGTGCCGTTTACCCAAGTCTCTGAAGCGTAAGTTGAATTAGAGTTGTACTGCCAAGTACCACCGTTGTTCCTGACAATATCTCTCTCGCCGTCTGTGTTATCAATAACAGTCCACGTTGTTCTGTCGTCTGTAGAGATAGCGTAGTAGACGTTACCGTCACCTGCGGCTTCATCCGCAGTCATAGAGTTAATGTCAGTCCAGTAGGTAGAGTCTATTGAGCTTGTTGTGTGGACTGCGTGGTAGCCTGTAGGTAAAGCCGTTACACCTAAAGAGTATTCGTTAACATTATCTGAGGCATACCCAATAACAAACATTTTTGAGCCGTCATTGTTGAACGCTATTCCTTGTGGAGTTGTTTCTTGCCCAGCTACAGAAATTACTTGAGAAAAACTTGCCGTGGAAAGATCAAAGCCCGTACCTAGCGTGTATTCATTGATTTCGTCATTTGCGTCTCCAGAAATAAACATCTTAGTTCCATCAGTATTAAATGCTATTCCTGTTGGAGATGTTTGTTCGGATGAAACAGAAAAACTTATTGACGCATAACTAGCTGTAGATACATCAAAACCTGTTGTTAGTGTGTACTGATATACTTCATCACCGACAAAACCAACAACGTACATTTTAGTGCCATCGTTATTAAATGCTAATCCTGTTGGAGTAGTTTCTTGAGAGGCTACAGAAAAACTATCTACAAAAGAAGCTGTTGAAACATCAAAGCCAGTGCCTAGTGTATATTCGTTTACGTCATCTCCTGTTACACCAAGAATAAACATCTTAGTTCCATCAGTATTGAATTTGAAGTCCTGTGGATTGTTTTCTTGCCCACCTACAGAAAAGTTTTGTGAATAACTTGCTGTTGAAACATCAAATCCAATAGTCAATGTATACTCATTAACGTCTTGACCAGCGTTACCAAGAACAAACATTTTAGTTCCGTCTGTGTTAAAAGCTATGCCTACTGGCGTTATGTCTTGTGCGTTTACACTAAAACTTTGCGAGTATACTGCTTGAGAAATATCAAAATAACTTGGAGCAAGACCACTCAACTCCAAATCACCATCAGTGGTGTTATACACTAAGGCGTACATCTCCCAATCACCTGAAGCTACTTGGGCGTAGGAAGAAGGGGCTGTGGTTTCTACAAAGGCACCACCTGTAGATGTGAGGACAAACTCACCAGAGTTAGCGTAGATTGTCTTGCCTACGTCCGCTGAGGCGAATGAGCCTGTGCCGAGTAATAAAGAAGAATAGCTTAGATCGTATTCGTTAACGTCTTGTCCAGTATATCCAACAATAAACATCTTGGTTCCATCAGAATTAAACGCTATTCCAGATGGTTCTGTTTCTTGTGAGGCTACAGAAAAACTTTGAGAATACGTTGCTGTAGATACGTCAAATCCAGTTCCTAATGTGTATTCATTTACATCTTGTCCAGTATTGCCAACAATAAACATTTTAGTGCCATCGTTGTTAAATGCTATATCTTCTGGAGTTATATCTTGCGCAGATACGGAAAAGTTCTGAGAATACGTTGCCGTAGATACATCAAATCCTGTGCCTAATGTGTATTCGTTTACCTCATCCCCACTAATACCAACAATAAACATTTTTGTGCCATTGTTGTTAAAAGCTATTCCAGATGGAGATATTTCTTGCGCCGAAACTGAAAAGTTTTGTGAGTATGTGGCAGTAGAAACGTCAAATCCAGTACCTAAAGTGTATTCGTTAACGTCATCTCCACTATATCCAACGATAAACATTTTGGTGCCGTCTGTATTAAAAGCTATACCTTGAGGAGTATCTTCTTGTGAGGCAACAGAAAAAGCATCAACAAAAGTTGCTGTAGATACGTCAAAACCAGTAGATAAAGTGTATTCGTTGACGTCATCTCCCGTGTTTCCAACGATAAACATTTTGGTGCCGTCGGTATTAAAAGCTATTCCTCTTGGTTCTGTGTCCTGAGATGAAACACTAAAACTATCCACAAAACTTGCAGTAGAAACATCAAACGCAACAAAGTCCAACGTAGTCGCAGGAGCGCTATTTACTCTGGTGTAGTTTTCAGCAGTTGAGTTGACGTCCCATTGATTATTCGTTACGCCTGTCTGTGGGACTTCTTTAGTCACAGACACAACAGGCACACCTGAGGTCACAGCAGAGGATAGAGTAAGCGTTGATATTTCGCCTGAAATATAGGTCTTGGTCTGTGTTGCTAGTGTTGGGTCTGTAGAGAGAGCCGCCCATGATGGAGTGGTTCCATTAGTAGTCAGGTATTTTCCTGAATTACCTGATTGACTTGGGAAGTCTGTTACTTGCGAAAGAGTGACAGATGTTGCAACAGGCGCAACATTATTCCATGAAGAGCCATCATAGACCTTCATGGAATTATCTGTAGTATTAAAGTAAGTAGCACCAGTAACCAGGGCATCACCGTCATTATCAAGTGATGGGTTGCTAGCCTTAGCTCCTAGATAACGGTCATCAAAAGAATCGTAACTAGCCGCTGCATTTGACGCGCTGGTAGCAGCATTACTTTCGGATGTAGCCGCATTGGATTCGGAAGTAGCCGCATTAGATTCAGAGGTAGCAGCAGCCGCAGCACTAGCAGCAGCACTGGTCGCAGAACCAAGAATAGAATCTACATACGCCTTGCGAGTTAAATCATCATCGGTAGTAGGTGTGGCGGTTGAAGTGGCTTTGTTTGAACCTAGTGCGATATTGCCTGTCATCGTGCCGCCAGCCAGTGGCAACATGGTGTCTGCGTAGGCTTTGGTCGCGGCATCTGTTGATAAAGAAGGAGTACCAAGACCTGTGATCTTGTTTGTACCCATAGCAATAGCACCAGTCATAGTGCCACCGCTTAAAGAAAGTTTACCCGCGAGGTTAGTAGTTACGGTTCCTGCAAAGTCGGCATCATCGCCAAGAGCCGCTGCCAGTTCATTTAACGTATCCAATGCAGCAGGGGCTGAATCAATTACAGCAGCTACAGTAGTATCAACATAACCCTTAGTCGCTGCGTCAGTAGAAGATACTGGAGAAGCTAGGTTAGTCAGGATAGTGTCAGTAAAGTCTACAGTTCCATTAACAACAAGATCGTTAACAGTAGTAGTTCCAGAAGAGGCGGTGAGATTGCCAGTGACATTACCTGTCAAATTACCCGTAACATTACCTGTGACATTACCAGTTACATTACCAGTCAGCGCACCAGTAAAACCTGTATTCGCGGTTATGTTAGTGCCAGTAATAGCTTGGGGGGTAGAACCACCAATGACCATTCCATTGACCGTACCGCCTGTAAATGTAGCGTTAGACGATAACAACGCAGAATTGGCTGTAACTGTTCCACTCGCTGTAATAGCACCTGTAGTTATTGAGGTTGGATTAGTACCCAATTCAATAATGGTTGCACTTGCATTTTCTGTGAACAACCTCTTGTCGGCGGTATTTACAGCAAGCTCACCCTGCACCAAGTCAGTAGCAGAAGGAACTGCGGATGCGGTTGACGAAAACTTAGTAATGATTGTTGCCATCTATATCACCTTTTCTGTGATGCTTTAACAGCCCGTAGTCTTTTCTCTGCTTCCTTCTTGGTAGGAGAGTAGCCAGGCACTTTGTCTA